CCGCCTTCTCTTTGGCGGCCGCGTCGCGATCTGCCCTTGCGTTTTCGATCTCAACGGAATAGTCATTGCCAAGATCAGATCTCGTCCCAAGGAAAGCACCGGTCTCAGGATCGAACACAAGCTCGCCGCTCTTGTTCTCGAAATCCGCAAGGCGTCTCTGCGCCTCGTCGAATCGGGCGTCTGCTTCGTCACGCGCAGAGAGGGCGTCGTCGTACCACTGCATGGTGGTCTTGCCGGCATCCTTGGCCGCATTGTAATGCGACATCATATCCTGGTAGGCGTTGTACTCGCTCTCATCCGCAAACTGCGAGAAGAAGTCCTGCGTATCCGAGGCATACTTCCGCATCTGCGAAACGCCCTCCCCGGTACCGGACAGCATATCGGTAAAGCTTGTTCGGAAATCCTCATCCATATCGGAGCCGAAGAGATCCATCATCTTCTGATATCTTTCCGCCCGGCTCGTCAGCGACTGGGCCTGTTCGGACGCGCGCTGATTGAACAGGCGCGCATCGTCCGCGCTCCTGTATCCGGTTCGTGAACTCTCCCGGGAGAACAGATCTTGCAATGCGGAATAGTCGCTCGCGTAGCTCTGTGCCGACGCGCCGAGAGCTTGCTGAACGAGACCGGCGTATCTCTGTCTCGAACTCTGATCGAGCGAGGAGTATGCGGACTGCAGGCGCTCAAACGCCTCGTCTTTCTGTGTGGTCTTCTGGAACGGGGAAGCGGACGCGGCAGACGTGTCCCTTGCGAAGGTCGACTTCTTGGTTGTTACTACGCTCTTCTTTTCCGCGCTGGAGCTGATGGTCTTCTGCAAACCCTTCCGGAGATCGCCGTCGAAAGATCCCATTTATCTCCCTCCGTTACCGTAGGTTTTCTTCTTTGTCGTAGTGCTGCTCGAACTCGAGGAACTCGATGAGCTCGTGCCCTTCTTTACCGTTCCGGAGGTCGTGCTCTTGGCCGATCCTCCGTTGAGATAATCCGTGAACGCCGTCATGAAAGCATCGTCGGCCGCCGAGTTATCTGTCTTCTTCGGGGGAACATACCCTCCGCCGCTTGAAGGCGCCGGAGCGATCGAGTCGAGGTACTGCTGACGGATCGCGGCGCCCTGCGAGGGCGTGATGCCTGCCATCGCATAGTCCTCTGCCGTCGGGTTGTAACCGATCCCCATCAGACTGACGAGGCGGTTGTAATAGTCTTTCGAGCGGCTGTAGGCGGTCTCGTCGCCGTAGATCATGCGGCTGTACGCAGCATCGGCCTCATCCTGGGCAAGGGAGAGATCCTTGTAATGCTTGTTGAGGCTGTCGAGATAGCGGTCATAATCGCTCTTCTCCATAGCCTGGGTCATGGCGAGCTCCTTGTCCAGCCTGTCGCCCTCGGCGTTGTAGGCGTCCAGCGCGAGGCCGTAGGTCTCGGGCAGGATATCGGCAAGCCGCTCAAGATAGCGGTCATAGGCCTGCTGTCCCACGCTCTGCGCATAGGACGAGCCGTAGCCGCCGGTCAGCGCCGCAGCCTGTCCCATCGTGTCGCGCATGGCACGTCCGCCCTCCGCGATATAGCTCTGCCGATACTGCTGATACAAGGGATCGGTGGAGCTGTCGTAGCGGAAGGGGCCCCGTCCGGTGATCTGCTCATACAGGCTCTTGATCTGCTCATCGTACTGAGAGCTGTACACAGGAGCTTTGCCCTTCATCCCCTCAAGCGTGGCCATCGCCGTTTCATATTTCTGCTTAAGTACAGGGTCACCAGTCGGTTCCTGAAACTGCGGGAGGGAGTTGTCGACCTGGACGGAGCTGCCCCCGCCGGACGCTGCTGCCGAGCCGGATCCGGAAGATGACGATCCTCCCCCGCTGCCGCCCGAGCTTCTGGATCCTCCGCTCGCCTGGGGTGTCGCCGCAGCTGCTTGTGCAGCAGCAGCGGCCGCGTTCTTTACCGCCTGCGCAGCTGCGGCTACACCATTCTGAATAGTCGAGGCAACCGGGTTATTGCCGCCTCCGCCGGAGGTGCTCGTAGGCGTGCCGCCGAAGCTTCCGCTCGAGCCGCCGTGTACATTCCCACTGCTGCTGACATGTGTCGTGCTGCCGCCTGTAGTCGGTGTCGTAGTGGTAGGCTTGATGACATTACCGCTCGGTGTCACAATCGTCGCTGGCGTTTTCTCTTTCTTTTTTCCACTGCCTCCGCCGTCTGCCATCTGGACCATCATTGCCATATCTTATTCCTCCTTTGTCACTCTCACATAATCCGGATATTCGTTTGCAAGGATCTCAAAGCCCGTAAAAACCGTATCGAGCATGTCACGGCATCTGCCGAGCTGCCCGTCCGACGGATTGCATACGATCCTGAAATCTGCGCTGTCGTTCTCCATAAGGACGGACGGCAGAAACTTCTCCGCGTTTTCCTCTGCGATCTCGAGCACGGTGAAGGCGAGGATCGACGCCGCGGCGCAGATCAGATCCTTACCCTTCGGCGCGGACAGCGCATGACCTTTGACAGTCAGCGTTGTGTCCCGCCGGCTGTATGTGACGCTGATCATCGTCAGACCTCCACGGGCTGGCTTGCCTCGCGGGCCTGCGCTCGGGCGTTGGTGACGTGCGTCGCCTCGTCGGTGTTCACGTCCTTCAGGTCGACGTCGCCGCTGATCTTCTGCGGCATCGGCATACGCTGGCCTGTAAACTTGGCCGCGAGCCCCTGCGCCATGTCCGGATCGTACTTCATGGCCATCGTGAGAAGCAGCTGCTTGAGCTGGATGTTCTCCTGATACATCGAGCCCATGCCGATGACCTTCTGCCGAAGCGTCTCCTTCCCGTCGAAGTCCATCATGTCGAGCGCCATCACAGTCTGATCGCTCTGCTGAGGATTGAAGAAGCCGAGGTTGTAGAACTGCAGCGCAAGCTCGTTCTGCGACATCTTCGTATAGGTGCTGGCCTTCTGCGGCTTGATCTGGATATCGAAGACGGGCAGACGCATTCCCATGTCCTGGCCGCCGATAGCTTCCTGCTGCTGCGGTCGGATGTTCTCATTCGAGTACGAGACGAACTCCTGCGCGCCGCCCTCGCCGACGATGCGGAACTGTCGGGGCAGCGTATAGAACTGACGGATGAGCTCGATCACGAAATCGGTGACCTCGCCGAAGGCGCGGTAGCTCGTCTTGGTGCTGTCACGGCTGCCCTTGCCGGATGCCTCCTGCAGGGCGGCGATGGCGCTGGCCGCCGTCACGCCCTGGCTCGTGCTGCCCGTTGCCGTCTCGGTATTGCCGGAAGTTTCACGCAGCTCGTCGATCTTGGCCCGGTGATAGTTGAGCAGGTTGCCGGCAAGCGGGCGGTAATCGATGATCTTCAGCGCGTCGTCGCCGAGGTTGCCGTCCACGGATACGAGCGGTTTGGAGAGATCGAGGAACTCCTCTTCGTTCACACCGCCGTCTGACCGCTTGAAGTATCGGGGCATCGCGCCGACCATCGTGTTGCGGATGAAGGCGCTGTCCATGAGGTCGAGCGCGGTCTGCGGATTCTTGCACAGATCCACGAAGCCATAGCCGCACGGGCTGCCCTCGATCGGGAACAGCGTGTCGAACACAAAGGGATATTTCCCGTGATCGTACAGCGGCTTGCCCTCGTTCTCGGAGGAGTACAGGATCGAATTGCCGACGTACTTGACGTAGTGCAGGACCTGCCGGCCCTGTTCCCACTTCTTGTAGTAGCAGTCGATCACGGTGCACTTCCCGTTCGTGCTGACCGTGTCGTCATAGAGGAACTTGGTAGCCGTGAAGGTGCTGCCCTTGATCTTGCCCTTCAGCTGCGGGTAATGTCCCTCGAGAGCCTCGACATCCTCCAGCGAAGTGTGGAAGAAATACTTGCTCTTCTGGATATCGTCAATGCCCGGTTCCCAAAAGAGATTGAGAAGATCCACCGAGAGCACGGAGATCTCGCCCAGACCGTTGAGCTTGTCGGCGTCCCAGATCACCTTATACACGCCGGTGCCGTACTTGAGCTTGGCCCACACGACCTTCGAATAAGTGTCCTCGAAGTCGTTCTGTTCCATCACGACGGGGATGATCGAGGACAGGCGGCTTGCCTCCTCTACGTCGGCCCTCTCGCGCGGGAGAATGTTGGGCTCGGGATAGGCCTCCATCGCGTCGGCGTGTTTCGAGACGATGACGTTATGCAGCCAGCCGGACTTTGACCGGAAGCCGCCGTCATTGAGCGAGGTCTCCTTGATCTCTTCCTCCGCGTTGCGCAGCTTCCACCAATTCTCGGCGGACACGACGCGCCTTTCCAGTTTGGCCTTGCCGGTCTTGTAGGTCTGCAGGGTCTGTGTCAGCTTGCGCAGCATCTTGTCGTCGACGATCGCAGCCTTCACGACCTCCGCGCCGGCGCCGGGCTCGGCCGTGAGCAGCGCCGCATCTTTTCTTTCGTCCATTTACTGCCTCCTGTTCTTGATTTGATTGAGCGGATCGAATATCGTTTCTTGCGTTTCAACGGGCCGGATCGCCTTGACCGGCCTCGACATACAGAAGTATCTCGCCTCGTCGGCGGGGTGGTCTTCGAGGTTGGTGTCAAGATCCTCGTTGCGGTATTTGTCATACATCATCAGCGGGATCGTGCGGATGAACGCCTTGCAGTTGCTGAACACATACAGGCGGGCATAGCCGTTCTCGTCGAACTGCATGCGGTAGTGCATCTGCATCCAGCCGTTCACACGGTTGTTGTCGCCGGGCGTGAAGTAGATCCCATACTTCACCGCGGTCTCGGCCACGCTCTCGCCGCGGCTCGCGTCCCAGATGGCGGGATCCGCCACGCCCTGGATGCTCTTCCCTTTTAGCCACGGATGCTCGCGCTCGATCTCCGCGATCTTGGCGAACTGCTGCGCCGGCGTCCACTTCAATCCCTCATTGGGCGTATCCGTGCAGCCGTACAGCTCAAGGATCCGATAGGCAACGTCGTCATAATCGACGGCCCACCATGCGCAGGAGAAGGGCTTGCCGTATCCGAAGTCGTAGCTCCGATAAATCCTCCATCCGGAGGCCGGACCGCGGCTGAGATCGATCGGCTCGATAACGTGTGTCCAGCGCCGCTGTCTGATCAGCTCATCCTCGCTCAGCTCGCAGCCGGCCTCGCGTGCCGCCTCCATATCCGGGAAGGTACGGAAGTCCTCAAAGAACTGTCCCTCGAGCACGTCCCACTCGCCATTGAGCCACGCCTTGCGCAGCTTCGGCGGGAGCGCTTCGAGGCTGCGGATGTAATCCGGATCCTCTTTCATCAGCGCCTTGTTGTCTGTCACGAGGCTTTTGATGAAGGCATAATCCTCCGGCCGCTCGCTGCCTCTGTATCTCCGGTCGATAAAGAGACGCTTCATCCAGCCGTGACCGACGCCGCCCGGGTTGCAAGTGTAATAGATCCGCTTCGGAAAACTGTTGACGCCGCGGACACAGGCCCGCAGGCGGTCCATCTGCTCTTCCGTCTGCTGCGTGGCCTCGTCGATGAAGAGAACGTCGACCTCCGTGCCCTGGAAGCGGTCGGCATCCGCGAGCGTGTCGCAGTATCGGAACAGGATCATGCTTCCATTTGGGAAGCTGATCTCCTTTTTGCTGTCGTTATAAGAGGCAAATCGTTTTCGCTTGTCTGCGCCGGTATGCAGCAGCGCGCACAGAGGCGCGATATGGTTCGTGCGCAGCTCCGGATAGGTCTTGCGGACAATCATCACCTTGATGCCCGGATACTTCTCACACAGAAGCACCGCCTTCACGCGCACGGCCCAGCTCTTTCCTCCGCCTCGCGCGCCGCCGAAGGCGACGTAGCGGTGGTCGTCTTTGAGAAAGAGCATCTGCTTTTCGCTCGGCATCGGTATCTTCAGCGTCCTCATATCGACGCCTCCTCCGCCTCGGGCGAGAAGCAGATCTCGACGGGAGCAGTGTCTCCGCTTGCGTTCTCCTTCTCAAGCGCGGCGATCCTCGCCTCCTGCTCGCGAATGTCGAGAGCGTCACGGATGTGCTTGATCTCCTTCGCCCGGGAAATGGCCGTCGCAATGGCCGACAGCTCCTTACCGTCGAGATACTTTTCCTTTTGCAGCACCTCGATCACGCGATCGATCAGAAGATCAGCCGCAAAGAAAACCTTCTCGATCCTTCCGATGTCCTTCTCTTTCGGTTCGATATTTTCGGTTGCCGGTACAGCCTCACGGGCCGAAGATTTCACCGCTTTTATACCGGCCTCTTGTCTGTACTCTCTGCGCCGTTCGCTCCATCTTTCCCGTCTTGCATGGTCTTTGAGAGTCGTGATCGGCACGTTGTACTTCTTCGCGAGCGGACACATGGCAATGTCGCCTGTGATGTACTCGGTCGAGATCCTTTTCCAGTTTGGCTTCTTTTTCTTGTCTGCTTTCTGCCTGGCGGCCACATGTCCACCTCCTTTTCTTGCCGATCATATCAGAATGGGAACGGACTTTTCTAACATGCAAATGAAATAAATTTAGCAGGGGGACAAGCCCCCTGCTTTATGCTTCTGTTCAACTGTCCTTCTGTCTTATTTGCCGTTCAGAATCTGATACAAACGGCAATCGGGATAATGCCCCTTGCACTTCTTCCCGGAGTAGGAAAGGAACTCCTCCCTCCTTGTGAAGTGCATCATCAGACTCGTGCGCTTTACCGGGCCCGAACACAGGATGTATTTGTTCTTGTTGTCTATCCCGTTGTAGAAGGGACAGCGCGCCTGCACATCCTCATAGTTCGTCCCCCAGTTCGGCTTTCTCACGTGCGCCGTCTTCTTGTCCGGCACGACGCGCATCTTCTCGGGCATCTTCTTCAAACGAGCACGCGCCACAGCCGGGTTGAAACCGCAATGATCACAGTCCCGGCCCTCTTCTGGACATTGAATCCCCGAATTGGATGTCGCGCCGTTCTTCACGCACGGCGCGTCCTCCTTTGCTCTCGGGGCGTCCTTCAAGCAGTAGTCATCGCTCACGTAAAAACCTCCAAAAAGTTCACAAAATCAGTTGTCTCGGTCTGCCGTTTCCGGCGTCTTTCCCGCTCTCGTCCCGTAACCCCCCTCCGTATTTACCTGCGCGAACGGCTGCGGAGAATGGCCGAAGCCCTTGCGCGAGAGCGGCTTTCGGTTTTCGAAACTTGCAGAAATACTGACATCACGTTATGTCATAAAAAGTTACATTTTTCGTCAAGATTTATGCTGTTTTTTCGGGCCCCTTTCGCGGTGTCCGAATTGCCTCAAAAAGTTCCGAAATCAAGAAGGCGGTCTTTCTCTTTTCCGGAGACGGAAGCACCGGTTCCACAGCCAGCGGATGATGCTGAACATCTCCTTTTTCTGCAGGTCGTTGAGGTGCTCGGACCGTACGCACAGGACATAGATCGCGGCAGCCTTCTCCCGGTCGCTGATCTCCTCATTCTCCATGTCGTGAACGATGCCGAGCGCACGCCCGATCTTCATGTCATTGTCCATGAGCCCGGCCCTCCACAGACTCGAGCGCCTTCTGGTAGTTGTTCGCCTTGATAGACAGATGCTCGATCAGATCTGCAGCCTTCTCCATGAGCTTCCAGTCGCAGTTCCATTTCTTTGGCCGCTGCGGGCAGTCGCTGCACGGTGCGCCTTCGGAGCACAATCGCAGCGCACGTACGATCTCTTCCGCCTCATGCTCTACGCCCACATGCTCGAAGGACAGGATGCAGTAGCCGTCCTTCAATCCGTACTCCGGGACGCCGCGGAGGATATGCGTCACGATCAGCAGCTGACGGGAGCCGGTTTTCTTTCCGTCTCTGTATTCCCAGAGCATGAGGCCGTCACCAACCTCATAGCCGCGGTCGTCTTTTCGGATCTCGGCTTTCTTCTTCCCCTCCCACACGTCGCGGAAGTGCTTTGACTCTGTCTTGAGATCATGTACGCGCATCTTATTCCTCCGTGTCTTTCAGTCTCTTGCCGCAGTACGGGCAGTACAGATAATGGCTCTTGATGGGGACGTTCTGGAAGCAGAGCGGGCAGATCTTGCGGCTGCCGCCGCGGTCGAGGATGATCCGCCAGACGCCGAAGGTCTCGGGCTCTGCGTTCAGTCTCACGGGCGCGGGCTTCTCTTCTTCCTTCTTGGGCTCGGCG